CGAAGCTTGGGCGTCTTTTAATGAAGAGTATCCTGACATTCACGACGCGATTGAGTCCCGTCTTGAGGTGGAAAGGAGCCAAAACCAAGAAACAATGAACCGAGCACTTCAACCGCTAAGAGCAGCGGAAGAAGAGCGCCATGTAAACGGTCAGTACGCCGCCTTAGAGGCCGCACATACTGACTGGAAAGACGTGGTGAAGAGCGGGGCTTTCGTCGATTGGCTGCAACAACAACCTAACGCGATTCAACAGTTATCGAATAGCAATGACGCTTTTGAAGCCTCTAAGCTTATCGACTACTACAAGATGAGTCTGCCAAGGGAAGAAGCTGCAACAACTTCAACCGTCACAAGTATTCAGCAAAAGCGAGCTAAGCAGTTAGAAGACTCAACCGGAGTTAAATCGAAGCCAGGGCCAGGGGCCACTGGAGTTATACCACCGGATGATTTTGACGCTGCGTTTGAAATGTTTGCTGCTGATAATCGCTAGTTAAATTATTAGGAGGCCATCATGGCTAACACAGAATATGGTGATATTTCACCACGTACCGCAGCATTTGCTGCTAAAGAAATGCTTAAACGAGGCATTCCATACTTAGTATTAGAGAAGTTCGGTCAGGCACGTCCTTTGGCCAACAAATCTTCAAAAGTACAGAAGTTCCGTCGCTATTCCAGCTTGGCATTAGCCACTACTGCATTGACTGAAGGCGTAACGCCAACAGCTAAGCAGCTAGCCGCTGTAGACGTTACTGCCACCCTACAACAGTACGGTGACTTAGTAACCATCAGTGATGTTGTTATCGACACCCACGAAGATCCAGTGTTGAAAGAAGCGTCTGAAGTATTGGGCGAGCAAGCTGCACAAACTGTTGAGACGATTCGTTTCAACGTGTTGAAAGCTGGTACTAACGTTGTTTATTCAAACGGCACTGCACGTAACGCTGTAAATACTGAGATGACTTTGGCTGACCAGCGTAAAGCAACTCGTACCCTAAAGCGCCAGAACGGTCGTGCCATCACTTCAGTAGTGAAAAGCACACCTTCTTACGGCACTGAAGCTGTCGCACCTTCGTATGTTGGTTTGATCCACCCTGATATGGACGCCGTGATCCGTAGTTTTGCTGGTTTCGTACCCGTTGAGAAGTACGGCACGATGACTCCACATGAAGGCGAGATTGGTAAGGTAGAGGATGTACGTTATGTATGCTCCACGATCTTTGCTTCATTCGCTAACGGTGGTGGCACTAAGGGCGCAATGATCGGCACATCTGCTGCTGACGTTTACCCAACGTTGATTGTTGCTCGTGACGCATACGGTATCGTTCCGCTTAAAGGCGGCGCTTCACTAAGTCCAGCAGTTGTTAACCCTAAGCCTTCTGATAGCGATCCATTGGCCCAACGTGGTCATGTTAGCTGGAAGTCTATGCAGACCGCAGTAATTCTAAACGACGCCTTTATGGTGCGTGTTGAATCATCTGTAACTGACTAACCACTAGGTTAGTCTCCCTAAAGGGCGCCCTAATCGGCGCCCTTTTTTATGGGAGTAAAGAAATGACTAGCCATTAGGTTAGTTTTCCTCAAAGGGCGCCCTAATCGGCGCCCTTTTTTATTGGAGTAAAGAAATGACTGATGTAGATACCGTTGAGGTTACTAAACAAAAGCCAGCCGCTAAGCGGAGCGCTACCAAACCCAGCCGTGTAAATGTGATCTTCCATAATCAGGAAGGAGATCTTGGTAAAACTGACATCTTTGTATCTGTGAATGGCTATGCCTATCAGATCAAACGTAATGAACCAGTGTCCTTGCCGTCTGAAGTGATTGAAGTGATCGACAACGCGGTCGTAACACATATTGAGCGAGTTAATGGGGTCGATGAATCCCGTGACTTACAGCGATTTACCTACTCATTGGCGGGTTAAGCTTTGAATTATCTGGCACTTTGCGACAAGCTGTTAAAAGAAACAGGACTAAGCGATCAGGGCGTGTCTTCTGTTGTTGGCCAAACGGGCCTCAACAAGAAATCCGTTGATTGGATTAACCGAGCCTGGACTGAAATTCAGAACCTTAAAGAATGGAATTTCCTATGGCAAACCAGTTCTTTTGACACCGTAATTGGCCAACAAAACTACGATCCTGTGTCTAACTTGGCACTTTCGCCATCGTTAAACAAATGGGTTAACAGTTCTGTACGCATCACTGAAAATGGATTGATTGGTTCTTTAGCCTACGTCCCTTGGTCATCTTGGCTGCGTACTACACTTTCAAGCGGGAAGCCTGTTGGCTTCACGATTAGACCGGATAAGAAAATGTCATTGGGTTCACTGCCAGACGCCGTGTACACGATTGACTTTGATTACTACCGGACACCACAACAGCTCACACAAAACACAGATGAATTGCTAATAGAAGAGCAATTCCATGATGCTGTTCTTTATAAAGCAATTCTCTATGTAGCCGCAGAGCAAGACGCTCCTGAGTTATATCAAGATGCACAAGCTCAACTTAACATTAGGCTATCAGCTATGGGTGTAACAGAACTACCCACAATCGCCATAGCTCAGACGCCGGTGGCATAACGATGTCTGTACAGAGTCAATATTGGCCACTTGGTGGAGGTCTTGACCTCGTTAGTCCAGCGATGTCTCTTGGTCCAGGTAGCGCTATTTTAGCGCAGAACTTTGAGTGCGCATTGGGTGG